TTACTGAACCTGATCAAAAGTAATAACCAGCTTCAGGCTGCCATCAGAGACAGTGGCCGACGTGGCCTTGCCATGGGCAACAGTCAGGCTGCTATAATCGCCCGACTCGCCAAAAGCAAATCCCTCCTTAGCGGTAAGTGTGACGGTGGCACGATAGAACTTCTGCTCAAAGGTTCCGGTTGCACTGGTCCAGCCGGAACTTCCGTCATCACTCTTTTCCCAAGTAGGAGTACCAATCTCGACCTTGCTGCTAGAAGCGCTGTCCGTCAGAGCAGCATCGGCAATGGTGGCACCGTTCGTCGGAGCGGTAATGGAAAGGTTCATATCAGCCGCGCCAATCTTGACGCTCACAGTGCACTCCTTGCTCTTCTCCTGGTTGGTCTTATTGCCATTCACATCGTTATTGGTGTTGGTGGCGACGACATAGTACTTCCCAGCCTCGGTGGGGGTGTAGGACTCGCCAGTCTCACCGGAGAGGGGCATGCCGTTCTTATACCACTGGTAGGACACAGTGCCCTTGTCGGCTACGCTGGCCTTGACCGTCAGCTTGTCTCCGACATAGCCGGTGGACTTCAGATCAGTGCCAAACGTGGGCTTCGCGGCATCCACCTTGGTGCCAACGTTGCAGGTGGCGCTCTTGGTGGTAGCGGTCAGGCTGTTGCGGGTATTGGTGACGACCACGTAGTACTCACCGGCGTCGTTGGCCGTATAGGTGGCGCTGTTGGAGCCAACCACGGAATCGCTGCCGCCGGACACCTTGTGCCACTCGTAGGACAGGGTGCCCTTGTCGGGGGCGTTAGCCACGACCCTCAGCTCCGTGCCGGTGACGGCAGTGGTGGTCAGGTCGGTGGTGATCACAGGGGCCTTGGGGTTGGCAAAGGCGATCTTGTAGTAGACCATGCCCTTGTTGGTGTCGACGCCGACATACATAGCGCTGGTCACAACGGGATAGGGGTTAGTGGCAACCAGCTTGTAGGTGCCGAACACCTCTTCGTAGACGCCCTTCACATTGCCCTGCAGGGCGTTGACCAGAACGTCGGCGGTCAGTTTGTTCTGGGCGGTGGTGACACTGCCGGAGGTGCTGGCAGCCATGTCGTTGGTCAGGGTGATGGTCTGGTTGCTGATGTCGCTGATCATGGTCTCGTTGCTGGTGGAGATCACACCGTCGGACAGGGAGCCGGTACCGTGATCCGGCACCTCAGTGCCGTCCAGGACGCTCTTGATGTACGCGGCGCGGACCGTGTTCTCGTCGGCATCCAGAACCAGGACAGTCTCCTTCGCAACGCCGGTGGAGAAAGCGCCGGCGGGAGCGTTGGTGCCAGCGGACACGTCCTCCACGTTCCAGATATTCTTGTCGTAGGAGTAGCTGTCAACCAGCTTGGTGAGCTTCTTGTCGCTGTAGACAGCCACGGTGCCGTCGTTGAGCTTCACGGCATAGCCGGTCAGAACGTGGGTGCCGCTGCTGCCGGGGGCAGTCAGATCCGCCACGCCCTCGCCGTTCATGGTGTAGGCATAGGCAGTCTCAAAGTCGCTGTTGCCCTTGAACAGGGAGTCGTAGTCGGATTTGGTGAGCTTCAGGGTGGAGGCGGTGCCGTCCATCAGAAGCACGTTCAGGGTCACATAGCCGGAGGAGCTGCTGGTGCGGCCCAGGACATAGGCGTAGTCCTTCTCGGCGGCCACGCCCTCAGCGTCGAACAGAACCACGTCGGTCAGATTGGCCTTGGTGGTCTGGGCCACAAAAGCGGTGTTCTTGTCTACGTTAGACATCTTGTCGTAGCCGATGGCCACGCCGTACTTGTCCTCACCGTTCACGGTCGTGAAGTAGAAGGCCACGGTGTTCTTGTCCACGGCCACCTGACTGCTGGTGCCGTACTTGATGCGGGCAGCGCCGGTATCATAGTCGGCAGCAAGGGTGCTCTTCACGTTGGCGGGGCTGTAGTGGTCATCCGCGTTGGCATGGTTGTCGCCCACGATGGACTTGATGGTCAGAACATCCTTGTCGTTGAGGCTGTACTCAATGACATAGCCGGCAGCGAAACCGGACTGGTGCTGCTTGCTGGAGTAGTGAACCTTACCGCCGGAGGGCAGCGTACCATCGGGCTTGGTGGTGGTGTTGTCCTGAACGGAGGAGCCCAGGAAGCCCTTCAGCTCCTCAATGCCGTTGTCCTTCTGCTGAGAGGAGGTCAGCTTGGGGAAGAGCTGCTCGCCAACGTTCTGCGCGGAGGCATCGAAGTTCAGGGTGTAAAGCTTCTCGGTGCCATCGGCCAGCAGAACCTTCACTTCGCCGGTGGGGTTGGAGTTGGTGCGGCCCGGATCGTAGCCGGAATCCAGGATCAGGGCATAGTCGCCCACGCCCTTGGAGGAGGGACGGTAAGCGATCACGTTGTCATTGGAGTCGAGGATGAAGTCGTAGTCGATGTCAAAGTCCACGCCGTCCTTGGTGCCGCAGTCCAGCACGTTGAACTCGTAGGTGTTGTCGGCCGCATCCGCCGCAAACAGGATGTAAGAGGGGTGGTACTCGGTGCCGCCCACGGTGATGGTCTGCTCCTTGGTCTTGCTGGAGGAGTAGGACTCCATCTGGCCGGTCACAACGTTGGGGGTGGAGACATGGTACTTGCCGCCGTAAGAGGCAACCAGAACCAGATCGCCCTCAGACAGGTTGGCGTCGGTCACGATGTTCTCGTTGTCGATGGCCTTGTTCTTGTTGAAGGCGTTCAGAGTGGTGGTCTCCTTGGAGTCGCTCTTGGCGATGACCTGGGTCAGAGTCTCCTGCAGGTACAGGACGTACTCAACAATACCGTCGCCGTCGTTGTCGATGGCGGTCATCTCCACGCCATAGGCATTGGTCTTGCCGTTGACGTTGGTGAAGCGGCCGGTCTTGGCGTCAAAGCCCAGCGCCTTAGTGGCGTCGGCCTCGCTGTCCATCACACCGTAGTTGACATAGTAGGCGGTGTCCTTGTCGGTGGACAGGCCGGTGCCCTTCAGGAAGTCCTTCATGGTGTCCTGCGTGTCAGCGGTGGTCTTGACCACGTTGCTGGCATCATCGAGGTACACGCCCAGCACGGTGGAGTTGGAGAGAACGGTGGTCTTCTTGGCGTACATGGTCACGGTCTTGCCCAGCATGTCGGCAGTGGTGGACACGTTGAACACGACCTGGCCCTTCACCTCTTCGTACTCGCCGGTGGTGGTGTTGGAGGTAGTGGAGGCGTAGACCTTCACGTTCTCCATGGTGGTCTTGCCCTTGGCGGAGGCAAAGTCGCTGTCGGTGTTGTTCAGCGCGGCCTCCTCGTTGGAGACAACCACGCCCTCAATCTTGTAAACACCGTACTTGGCGCTCAGCAGGGTGCGGTGGTCGGTGAAGGCGATGGCATAGCCGTTCTCGTACTTCTGAATCATCTCGATGTCCAGAGCGTTGTAGATCAGCAGCGCCGCGTTGTCGCGGGTCAGAGGATCAGAGGTAGCTACACTCAGGTTGTCAAAGATGCCCAGGGTAGAGGCCAGAGAGGCGGTCTTGATGGCCCAGTCGGCACCGGTCAGGCCCTCGAGCTGCGCGTCGTAGCCGGCGGCCACCAGCAGCATCTTGGCGGCCTCGTTGCCGGTAACGGTAGCGGCGGGGTCAAACTTGCCGTTG